AACGTCCTCAAACTGCCAGGAATAAACGTTTGCCTCTAGATGTATTGCATCGCCTACAGTATTCCCGGTTGTTTCTGTAACCCTGACGTTTCTTACAAGGTTTGGTCTATCCGGAGTGCTTGCCCTGATATACATCCCGTACATGGCGCAAGCTGTCGGCAGCACAATCTCGAAGTCTTCTAGCTCGATGCCTCCATACGTTAGCGCGGCCGAACCGTCGCCGACAGTAATCCCGGCACTCGGAGCTGAACCGAAGCAACTGAACGACAGAATGGTTGACGCCGTTTGCCCGCTCGAAATGCCCTGCGGGGACGCCGCTCCGCCAGCGCCGTGAAGCCTCAAATTAGAGCGCTGAATGGCGACGCCAGCCGTTCCGCTGAACGTCCCGGCCGGGATGTAAATGTCCTTGCACGACGCGGTGTTGACCGCAGATTGAATGCCTGCCGTCGTGGCGGGGAAAGTGTTTCCGTCGATTAAGCAGTACCCGAGAGCGTTGGCGACTTGGTTGCCGGTAAGGTCGATGGGTGCCGCGGCGCTGCCGGTGTTGTTTCCCTTGATTGTGTTCGCGGCCTCGTTGGCGAGGTTCGCGTTCGTCACGGTCCCGGTCGCGATGGACGGATTCGGCAGAGTCCCCGTGAGCTGTCCGCCGAGCGTCCCCACGTTCGTCGCCGCCGCGCCGGTAGCCAGCTTGCTCGAGGTGACCGCACCCGCCTGGATGACCGCCGCTGCGCTTCCAGGCCCGGTCGCCACGACATCGCCGGTCAGGGCTGTGATGGCTGAGGCGAACCCCGATATCGCAGCCTGCACGAAAGCAGTCGAGGCCGCAGCGTTCGTGCTGTCACCCGGCGGCCTGGTCGGAACGAGAACTTGCTGCGCGGTCAGAGCGCCGGCCCCGCCAATCAGCCCGGCAAGGACGAAAGAGAGAAACCACCGAATCATGAGTCTTCCATCACGGTTAGCGGGTTGCCGCTCCCGCTGATCGAAAGCGCCTGGTAGCCCTGCTTTGCGGCCTGGCCGGTACGCACAACGTCGCCGCCGCCGGCAAACACCCGGAAGCCTCCACCGAGGAGCGCCAGAGTCGGCGTCAGAGTGGCGCTCTGGTTGTTGCTCGAAGTCGGCAACCCGAGAAACGCCGTAAGTGGAAAGATGATGACATCGACTCCGCCCGCAACGCTAAAGGTGATCTTTGATCGCGAGCTGTTCGGCGTCGCCACCTGTTGAGGCGTCGTCGAAATATTGTTGAACGCCGTGAAGCACGAATTTTTGAGGCCGCTTATCGTCGCGTTGGACATTATCGCAAGGCCCTCCGCTGAAGGTTCCTGTTATAAGGATTGGGAACCCGGATGCCGCCGGATGTCGTTAGGACGCGAGGTACGAAAGCGTCATACTTTTGACCGAGGCTGTTCACCATTCCCCAATTTTGATGCTTCATAAGCAGGTTTTCAGCCGCTCGGAATTGAACGGCCCTTGCCCACGGGTCCACGATGTCATTGTCCACGTCAGTCATCGCCACAAGAGGCGCTGGCATGAAAATGATGTCCCACTCGGAGTAATACGTTTGATCCGGCGGAGGCTGCACATAAATCAATTGATCCTGTTGGTGCTGCGTGAATACATCTGGCGGACCGTCGAAATTGAGCGGCGACCTCGCGTAAGCCTGAAACATTGAAAAGTTGTAGTAGCGAAGCGACTTCCTGCTTTGATTCCACAAAAATGAAACGACCAAAACGACAATAGGACCGCCGACGTTGGGAGATAGGGGATTGGCGCGGAACAAGCAGACCGGCACGGCCGCAGCGCCGGACCCTACGCCGCCGATTGTGACTGTCGGAATGCTCGTGTAGCCCTGCCCCCATTGCGTCATGGTGATAGACGCAAGCTTGCCGCCGACAACGTTACCGATCGCCGTGGCTGTAATGCCGCCCGGCGGCGCGGCCGTGAAAGTTACGGGGATGACTGTCGTTAGGCTACCATAGTTCGAGCCGCTAGAGGTTACATTGGCGCCCGCCACGGCCCCCACAAGGCTGTAGGTTTCCTGATCGGGAAGGAGTTGAATCCCCGTGATGTTTCGCCGGACGCAGTGCGTGTCGCGAGCGGTGTCAAGGCGCGCCTCGTTAATGCGCGAGATCACGCGCGAGATCGGCCACGAACTGGATGTCGAGTCGTGGAGAATCTCTTGAACGTCGTTGACGTAGTCTAGGAGCTGCACTCGTGTACCCTCGCAAGGTCCGCATACACACCCGCGAGTTCAATTTTAGGGGACAAACGATGAATTTAACAGGCCAGCTTGACCTGAAGGAACTCGATCGCCTGATTAAGACCTGCATCCTGCGGAACGGCCGCGACTCGGTCGAATTGGACCCGGAGGATTGGCTAAGGCTGCGCGAGGCCGCATTGCAGGCCGCGCACCTCGAAAACAAGCCGTTCCTGACAGAAGACAATTATTTCGTCTGGAAGGGAATCCCGATAGTGCGCGCGTCGCCCTAGCGCACCCGCTCGGTATTGTCCCGCAGCTTGCGACGACCTGGCGCGGCCCGCTTGTTGCGCTTGCCGGCCCTAGTCCCGGCGACTTCAGCGGCGATCTTGCTGGGAGGCGGGTCGTCAAGATCGCGGCCGTCATCCGCCGGGATAGGGTCGTTCGGTCGGCGCCTCACGAGGTCGAAATAGACCGGGTGAATCTCGATCTTCATGGCCTTCTCGAACCACAGCGGCGTTCGCGTCCCTGGAATCCATTCAAGGGACTGGCGGTCACCCCACCCGAATCGCTTGGCCATGTAGTGCGCGCGATCGGTGTCGTCGCCTGGCCAGCCGAAAATGTGCTGCGCCTGGTCGGGCGTCACTTCGACTTTCTGGTCTTTGGGAAAGACGACAGGAACGCCGTTAAACATGTCCGCAATTTCAAAGTCGTTGCGGTTCGTCACCTCAACGAGCATGACCGCCGGTTGACTCTCCAGCTCGGCCTCAACGCGCGCCATCTATTCCTCGTCGCCCTTGCCAGCGTCACGCTCCTGCTCTTTTTCAAGCTCCTGCGTCACGCCGTCGTCGTCGCCCTCGCCGGGATGGTCGAGGAGCCATTTGTCCCAAGCCGCGACAGCCTGCGCGTACGCCTGTTGATCATGCGGAGACGCCGCCGGACCCGGATCGACCGGGCGCCCCGGCCTTCTGTCCTCGCCGCCGTCGTCGTCGATGTCTTGACCTTGCTGTTCGTCGCTCATTGCACAGACCCTTGTATGCACGAGAAGTCGTTGATACCGCCGAGAGAGGCCGCCGGCACCTGGCCGGGACCGGCGCCAGGCCCGCCGCCGACGAATACCGAGGCGGACTGTAGTAGGAAACCAGGATCTTCGACAGTGAAAACAGGACCGCTTGCGTTGGTGACAATGCCGCGGCCTGGCTTGGAGAACAGGACGCTATTGTCGTAAGTCGTAAGCACGGCGCCGAGCGTCGTGATTGCCGGCATGTTGACGACATAAACCGTGCCGCCGGTTGCCGTGATGGACGTACCGAGGAGACAGAATCCGAAAATAGCGGTTGCCGCTGCGGCGCCTAGAGACGTTCCGCCGAACGTGACGGTCGCCGAGCTGGCGCCCGTGTACCCGCCGCCGAAATGCGTGACGACAAGGCCCGTAAGCGTCCCTGAGCCTGTCAGAGCGTTGCCGGTGAGCTGCGCGCCGCCCGTCGAGGAGAGGTTCCCCTGATAGGGCGAGCCATTCCAGACGTTCGCCGGGTTGATTAGACCGGGCGCCCACGCCGTCGCCGGGATTGGCGGAATGGCGGCATCGCCAGGGAATCTCGCCATCCCGTTGTAGAACTGCCACTGCGGGACAACGTAAAACTGCGGGATCGAGGTATAGCCAGCGCCAGGGTTCACGGAGTTGATTGCCGTGATCACGCCGCCCGCGGAAATGGTCGCGGTAAAGTGTGCCTGGATGCCGCCGAGAGGAGGCGGGTCGCAGAAGATTGCCGGCGGTACAAGGAACCCGGACCCGCCGTTATTGATCGTGGGGACCGGCACCGTCCCGCCCACGATCGCGTAGCCCTGCGCGGTGTTCTGAGGCGTTGGCGATCCGGCCGCGAAGGTTACTGTCGATCCGGTTTGGTTGGGACCGATGCCGTTGACGCCGCCCGAGCCTGCGTTGGTGATCTTGGCGCCGATGATCACGCCCGACATGTTCACGAGGCGGTAGTTTCCGCCGTCGCAGCTAAATGTAGTCAGCTCGCCAGACTGCGCGTACGTGCGCCACATACCGTTGAGCGGATCGTACCACTGCAAAACGGTCTGCGATCCCGTCTCAACCAAATATTCGCCGGCCGGCGGATACCAAATTCCGCCAGACTGAAGCGAGATGACCGCGCCGCCACCCTGATTCTGAGGCGACATCGGCGGAAACGGGAATTGACCTCGTATTTGTGCCATGACTGAACCTCAGAGAGGATGACTCTCGGTTAGATCGGAAGGAACTGAAGCCCGGTAAACTTGCCGTGGCACTTTGGTTTGACGTTCACCAATTCGAGCAGACTGAGGATTGCCGAGACCCATCCAAACTGATTGTTTGGCAGTGTCGACTCGAACCCTGAGAAGGAGAACGCGGCCCTCTCGTGTAAAAAGAGGTTCAGGTAATTCGTGTTAATCAGGAAGATCGTTCCTTCCGGACAGTACACGTCGGCATAGAAGGGGATTCCGGCGATATCGAGCGCCTGAAAGGATGAGTGGCCAACAAAGTTTGCGCTGTCGAGCCGCTCTGAAGGGTTGATCGTATAGCGCTCTTGCGGGGTGAAATCTTCGGCAAGTAGCGCCCATGTCCCCGCGCCCATGACTCCAATTGTCGGCATTTCGCCAGTCGTTTTGGTGACTTGCGCAATGTATTGGATCATCAAATTGCGCGTTGGGACGACGTTGCCGGTGTTGTTGACAAAGACGCTTTTCCAGAACGCTTGCGTCAGACGAGTGATCCCGCCATAGGCGTTCAAGAACGTTCCGTCGTCGATCGCGCCAGGCAATCCGACGAGCTGTTGCTGATTGGCGACGTTGAAATAGAGCGCTGTAGCAAACGCGTCGATCGTTACGTTTGTCGCGTCGTTAAACCTGGCGTCGATGAGTGGCACAACCCCATAATCAACCTGCACCAATCCTTCGAAACCGAGAAAGGGGATTGGAGTAATGAACGCCTTCAAATTAAACTCGGCGTTCTGAATACCTGGCTGGTTGGCTGGCTGGTTGAACGTGCCGGAATAGTCCGACCACTGTCCCGAGACCATCGGCGCGCCCTGGACAGGCACGGTGACAGGCGAAAGGCCGCCGGTTGCCACTTGAGCGCTCGAAAGCAAGGCCGCAACGAGAGGCGCCGCCTTCCAAATCTGCACGTACACGCGCGGCATATATGCGCGTCGGACAACTGCGTTCAGCTCGTTGGCTATCGCGCCTTGCGCCGGGATGATACCGGAACCGAATTGCGGCATATCGACTCCTATTTACGCAAACGCGGGTGACAGTTTCCCACGCTTAAAGTCGGTGATCATCTGGATAGCCAGATTATTGGAATGGCGACGCGGGTCTTTGACGTAATCCTTGAACTCAAGCATTTTGCCGTCTGGACCCGGCACCGTGGGGAACTCCCACGAGGAACCCATCTCCACCACCTCTTTCGGCGGCTTGAGCATTGGGTTTTCCGGCGGGTTGCGCTGCGCGTACACGGCGCGCGCGGCATCCCAATCGCCGTAGTGATTGTAAAGCTTTTCCATCTCCGCCATTTGAGCGTCGGAGAATTTACCGTTACGCTGAATCTGGTTTCTCTGAGCCTGTCGCTGCTCGGAAACCTTCTCCATCTTGTCCTTCATGCGATCGTCGTCGATCTGCTTTTTGAAGGCCGCCATCTTCTGTTCGAGGAAAACGTCGTTAAAAGCTTTCGACTCGCTCGGCGCCACGTGTTTGACGAGCTGCGCGAACAGCGGACGGGTTTTCTCGTTGTGCGCGATCTTGAATGCCAGCTCGGAAAGCTGCGCCATCTCGGCGGGTGAAAGCTGCCTACTCATTGCGGATGCTCCCGTTACGATAGGAAGGGTGCATTTCCATTTTCATGATGCGGTGTTCGTTCTTGGCCTCCTCAGTCTGAGGTTTCGGCCAAGAATCCTTGACGGCGGCGAGGTGCGTGGGGTTGCGGTAGTGTTCGAGTCCTCGATCGTTAATAGTTTCGAGAACCTCTTTGCGCGATGGATCGCGCGGCTTGAGTACGTCCTTGCTCATTGAGGTGACTCCACGAACAAGAACGCCCTTACCGCGGCGTCTTTCGCTTCGAGCAGCTTGCGGAGCGCGACGGTGCGCTCTGGATTGCGCGGCAAAGTCTCAACAATCTTTGCGGCCATTTCTCCGAACGGCCTGCTAACACTATGCAAGTCTGGCCGCAGATGTTGATAGGCAAAGAATTGCAGAATCGGCTCGTTCATTAGATCGGCCGCCCACGAACCGCTTGCGGCCCGCCCTTTTCGAGCGTCATTTTGTTCTGCTCGAACATAAACTTTGCTTTGGACGAACCACCGCCGAATTCCATGTATTCCGGAGGATTGTGGAACTGCCCGTTTTTCATCTTGCGGCGTTCGAGGTCGCTAGTGTCGACTCCTTTCGGCCGCAGTAGCTCGCTTGCCATGTCCTTCTCTCCTCACATTGGCGGCATACCCGGAGTCGGGCCGCCTCCAGGGTTTCCGCCTGGCGCTGGAAGGCCCGTCGGCGGCCTAGGTGCCGCGCCAAGCCCCTGACCAGGGACCGCTCCAGGCATCGGTAGCGGCGTCTTAGGCGCCTCTGGCGTTGACGGCTTGGAAAATACCGAGTTCAGCGACTTGATCGCCGAGACGATGCCGTTGAAGGCCGGCGTCCCCGCGTCGAAGTCTTTCCCGATCGCCATAAGCTGGTCGATGATCCGCTTGACGCCCTGCATAGCGCGGGCCTGCATACCGGCGCCCGTGCCTGGAGAGACCATCGGCGAGCCACCCGGACCCGACGGACCGCCGAGCGGAGATTTGGGCGGCGCACCCGGCATTCCCGGCATTGCGGGCTTAGGCGGACCACCCGGAAGGCCACCCGGCGGAGGTGCCATATTGATGTCAGACATGCGTCAAGGCTTTCCAGCAATGCAAAAATGCTAGGCGCTTAACGACTTGCGGTCAATAGTGCTGAAATTGAGGTATGCCCGAATCGGTCCCCACCCCTTGTAGAGCGCTTTTTTAAGAGGCTGCCCTTGACGGGCGCCTCTTGTTCCGCGATCTTGCAAAGGTGTCCGCGAACGGATTGGCACCGCCGCGGGCTTCTCGTCGGTACTCGGAGCAACATACGAAAAACCCCCTAGCTCGCGCTAGGGGGTTTCTTTTTGGTCGCGGGGGGCGGATTCGAACCGCCGACCTACAGGTTATGAGCCTGCCGAGCTACCGGGCTGCTCCACCCCGCAACATTGCGCTTGGCCGTTATTACCGGCGCCGATGCCGACGACGGCCACGGCGCGAACGAATGGCCGCCTCGCGAGCGGCAATCTCTGCCTTGATGTTCATGGTGCTGCTCCATTCTGCTCTCTGTCCGGCGTCCCCCGGACGGGTTCGAGCGACTCGACGAGTCTCTCACGAACCGCCGCCAGGTGTAAAGCATCGGATCGTGTAGTGCGGATCATAGCCAGGCGAAGGGTCTTTCCGATACCAGACGACGCCAACGAGAAATGGATTCTTGGAATCCTTGATCACGGCAACATCCGGCACGCGCCACATCTTGCCCTCGATCGGCACCCAATAGCCGTCCGGCCGCAAGCTGTAATCGGTAAGGCGACCGTCCGCCACGTCGCAGCAAATCGTCCCGCCAGGTGAGGTTAGATTCTTGAACCACTCGCGAATCTCTGGCTTCACGTCTGGCGGTATCTGCCCGATGTCGGCGCCGTGCGCGAACATTCCCCAAAGGATGCCGCCTATGATGCCGGCGGCGAGGCCGAGAACAACTTCCCTCATTTCTTGTGGTGACTCCCATGCGCTCCGCCCGCCAGCATCTTGTCAAAGGCGGCCGGGTCTTTTTGCTGTAGCTGTTGCATCATCTGCTTTTGCTTGCGCTCGCGCTTCGCCAGGTGATGCAAAAGATTGTCACGCGACGGAGGATTCAGCATTCGAATAAAATCCTCGTTGTCGATCGCCTGAGACTTCTTGAGCAGCACCGCCATAGTCTCGGCCTCCTCGCCAAACAACGGCGAGTGCGAGTGTCCGTCAACCCGCATACGAACGTCCTTCACGTCGCAGGCAAGGAATTTATGCACCTGATCATTTTCGTCGGGACCGGCTTTCAGCTCTTTGGGATCGTGCGCCATCTTAAGTTTCAGCGCCTTGTCCCCGAGGCGCACAATCGGCCCCTCGATTGCAAGGGCCGCTTTCTTAATTCGGCCGCTACCACTTTTCTTAAGCTCGCTTGCGTGCTGCCTGGATCGTACCCCTTGCTCACTACGTCCCGCCATAACCTCAGTAAGTCCAGACGCCTCCAGGAATAGGTTCGATATTTCCTTGACCTCTGCGAATAGGTCCGCCGGCATTTCGGGCGCGAAGGTTTCCATTTTTGCTTGTGGAAGCTGGTCGAACAGATAAGTTCCCGCAGCACCGAACGCTTGTATCTTCTCTTCGTTGAGGCCGAGGAATCCAGAACCGACTCGCGGCGGATCGGCTTGGCTTTCGAGGATATCGGATATTTGATCGAGGCGCTCCAAGTACCATTCCTGGAGGTATATAAGCGAGTCAATGTGCGCCTGTCCCCAAAAGTAATTGTACTTTTGATATGGCCGGACAGCCTCGAATGGATGCTCCTCTGGAAAGAACGGATTGCAGTCTGATGTATCCTTACCCATTTTCTTGAGACGCCCGAATAAATATTCAACATTCCGCGTCGCCTTCTTGTATGCCTCTATTTCCTGCTTGCTATCGTATATGACAAGGTCCGGTTCGAGCATTTGAAAACATCGCCAATCAGAACACGAATCGTCCCACGACCACAGCTCGGTAAACCGAACAAGGGGAACCTCTGTTTTCGCCTGGTATATCGGCGACTGTAAATAATCCGGGTTCATCTGCCCGAATATAGTACCCGCTAGGTTTGTCCCGCCCGTCCCTGAGATTATCATTCGTTGCATCATTTGAGGAAACGCGGACATCGTATCTGTGAAAGTTATTTTCAGCCTATTGATCCAATCCTCTTTCCCGGCGAGCATAAGTTTCCCGCAAGCTTTCTGGTAATCGATAAAGTATGTATGGGCGAAGCATTCCTGGCTGTCGAGGTCCGCAATCGTTTCTCGGTACACTCCGAAATTATGCGGCGGAATCAGCTCGACAAAAAAATGGCCTCTATCCCGGTTCCAGCCTACTTTCGGGATCATAGTATCATACACGAGCGCCCACTTGACGCACTCGGACATATACTCGGCAATGTTTGACTGAAAATCCTCGTTGAAATCGTCCTGCAACGAGATCGCCTGTTGCACCTCGATATCGCTGGCGTTGCGGTCCGCGGCGATGTGATAAAACGCGTGGTCCGGCGAGAACAAAAACGAGGAAACGAGGTCCAGGTGCGCCGCAAGCTTATTATACTTTGCTTGCTCAAAACTCGTAGTGCCGAATAAATAATATTTTTCACGCCAAAGATACAATCTCTCTCTTTCGTCTCTAGTGGACAGACAGCGGCCCGCAAGGTATGCGACGACTTCATCGCGGGCTTGTTCGTTTGTGGGGAAAATCACCGGATTGACCTTTGGATAGTGCGGCCTTGCACGATCGCGTTTGCGCTCGGACCGGGGAAGGCCGCGTTTGGACCTCGCGGCGTCGCATGATCGCCGACCGCAAGCGTCCCCTTCAAGTTGATATTACTTGACGCTTCGACGCATACCGCGCCGTGTCTAGACATGCCTGAGGATATCCCTAATCCCCAATGCTTTTCGCCGAGTTCCGGTGACATCGGCGGAACGTTCACGCGAGGCGCCGCACGGTTCAGACGTGACGGTGAAGGGGAATTTAGATTCGTCATCCCTTGTTGTTCCGCGATCATCCGCAACCGTTTGTCCATTCGTGGCGCCATGGTCATAATATGACCCCCGCCTGGAATCCATGAAACACGAACGCAACCGCACGCAGGACATGGAGGGTTCCCCTTGTCAAATGAGTGAAACTCTTTCCCGCACCTCTCGTTGAGGCAATGCCAATCTCGCGAGATCATGCCGACATCCGTATGTTCGAGCGCTTCAAGTAATTGATCACGAGTTTGTCTAGAGGCTGATCGCCGCCTCGCTCGTCGATCGCTTCCGCCCTCGCCCGAGTCATATTGTCCCCAACCAGAATCGGACGCAACCACTTGCTGTAACATTCCCACGCGAGCGCCGCTGTCACGGGTCGATCGTCATTGCCGCCGCCGTCCGCCGCGATCGAGCCTTCATCGTTCACAAGCCGTTGCATCTCGGCAATCATAGGCACGGATTTTATCTGCATACGCTGCAACTCGACAGCATCCTTGAACCTTGCCATAAGCTCGCGTTTGCGATCGTCTGACATGATGAATTGATACGCCAGCTCACCGGACATCGTGTCGACTCTCTGGTAGAAATAATCTCGCATGTTCTCCAGGCACCGACGCAACTCGTTGTTCTCTCCGCTCGGAGGCAAGCGTAGTAAGTCGAATCTAAGCTGTCCCAATTCACGGAACACGGCCTTGCCAGCGCCGTTTATTTCTATGATGACACGCACATCTTTCTTGCCGTAAAATCCAGCTAGGTGCGCTATAATCCAAGCGCATTGATAGTAGCTAAGCTCCCGTGACGCGAACTCGGCGACTTGCGTCATGCCCTCTGCAAAGCAGCGCCACACCTGTATGACAAAATTGTCTGCGTCATCGGAGGAACCGTATGCAGGATCGCACGCAACTACATAGTAACCAAACCGCGACGAATGCTCCCAGATTTTTAAGTCCGCAGCAATTGCATTCCTTACTTGAACTACTTGAGTGTCTTCCCACCGACGTGTCATCTGATATCGAAAACCTTCGTATCCTATTTTATGAGCGTCACGATAAAGCTGAGTTAGCGTCTGCGATTGAAAATACTTTGATCCTGTGGCTTGAAACGCATCGTCCTCTGTCCACGGGAACTCCTGATCCATAGTTGTCTGGTCGTTTTGAAATTCATCCGTTAGCTTCCATCTATACCAAGACAACTGTTGCATACTAATATCAAACTGGTATCTCTCCCTAACCAAACGTATTCTCTGCCTCTCCAAAACAGACAGTTTGTTATCGGGACAGAATATAGAAAACCTTTTGTCTTTTACGTGGAACTGGTTTCGCTCGTCGCGCCACCATCCGATGAAAATGAATCGTACTGTCTGAGAGGTTTTAGCTTCCTCGCACTGGTCATAGTAGTGATTGAAACCGTTGGCTGTTGACTCGTATATTTGTAGTCGATGCTCATACAAGTGAGAGACTGATGACTTAAATTCTTTAAGCTGTTCATCGGAACCATAGAACGCGGTCTCTGTTGAATGCACAAAGTTTGTATGTTGTGATCGACCTAGGCCGCCCTGGCGATTCTCGTCAACACCGGCCGTCAAGTAGGAGAAAGATGAGTCGTTCTGCAACAGCAAAAGATTCCTGTTGTGTTTGACTATCTTTGGTTTGAATTTGCTTTTCTTGCCGTTCTCAATCACGTAAGACGGCATCGAGTCTACGAAAATTTCTATGATCGAGCGCCATTTTTCAAGGGCCTTTTCCTCGTGCAAAATGAACGTCCCAAGCAAACCTCGAACTCGCATCGCATAGAAAAAATCGACAGCGATAAAGAGAGTAGTAATCCCGCCGCCTCTCCCCTTAAGGATGACAAAAGTTGTGATACCTTCATTTATACCCTTTACCACCTGATCTAGAGCGTACCTCTGGCTTCCCAAAAGACGGAATGCGACTCGCCCATAGTCGCGTGACTGTATTTTGAGGAACGACAGGAACCGCATAAATTTCTTAAGAGGGAACTTTGCGACAGCTCCGGTCTTAAGCTTCATTTTTGGCATTGTCGTCCTGCTCGAACCACTTCGCTTCCGGGCCGCACAAGCTTTCGTGCGCTCGGCAATTGAAAGCCTGCAAGTTGTTCACGGCGCGGACCGGCCAGTCACGCACCCATTCCGTCGCCCGCTCCATCACCTTTGGGCAAATGCATCCCGGCGCACTCGTTCCAATGAGCCACTTGCAATCAAAGCACCTCTTTGTCGTCATCTCGAACCCCCGCTAGTGGCATGGGCTTCATGCCATCTTCCCCGCTTTCGCGCCTCTGTATCATGTCAACGAGCATAAGCTGCGCCTTCCCCTCGCGATCGAGGCGCGCCAGCTTCCTGGCGTATCTTTGCTGAATCTTCTCCAGGGGAGACGGCGCCAGGCCGGCCATCTGCATTAAGATGCGACGGTTGCGCATTTTGCATTCCTCTACTCGTCAGAAAATTATATGATCTAGCGCCGCGCCGCAACAAGGGGACTCAAATGCCAGTCGGAAAGATGGAGCTAACAGGGATCACGCGTGAACAATCTCTAACATATCCAGGAATGGCGCATTTCGCCGAGACCGGACCTAAAGGCGCCACGTGCAAAGATTGCGGCAACCTGGCTGTGGTGAAGCAAACGCCATATTGCGCCAAATACGAAGACTTGATGGGCAAGGTAGGCAGCCCGATCCCTCTAACCGCGTCGGCCTGCCGACACTATAAAGAGAAGGCCAAGCCAAAGCCTCAGCCGAAAAACGATCGCCCGTTCACGAACAGAAAGAAGGCCAAATGACTCACACGCAAAAGCTATGGATTGTAGCCTGCACGCTGTCCGTCGCCCTGCTTTTTGCACTGGCGATCAAAGACGCTCGGCCGCAAGATTATCCATATCCTCCGAGGCTGAATCCGTACGTGTACGGACCCAACCCTGAACCCTACCGAGGCCGTGGATTCGAGCGAGACTTTGAGGATTACCAAAGGCCGCAGTTTCGATATTGGGCGCCGCCTCCGCGGCAAACCTACAGGCCCGCCTATCCGTATCAAGGACGCCCATACATAGGCCACTTCCCCGAGTACGATTGGCGGTGAAACGTGAGAATCAACCTTGATAACGAGGACGACGTTAATTTTTACATTCGCGGTCTGTGCCTAGCGATAGGGCTGTATGCAAAGAGTGGCGTATTGACGAACGCCGATGTTGCCAACTCATTGCGCTCGCTCGCAATCAAGTTGCAAGCCGCCCTCCAGCGGTAACACCTCGAGGAGCGCTACCGAGCGTAACACCTGGCGCCGGCGGCTATTGCTTTGCGTGGTGCAGAGCTCGAAACTCGTGCTAGCACCTGCTATCCCGCGGCCTGCAATCACGTGCTAGCACATGCAACGATCCCCCCAAAGCCTCAGAGCAGCTCGGCCATTGAGGTTCGATCGATCGGCACCTCGGCCTCGATCCCTCCTGGCAGCCCCTCCCTCCCCTCCGGGGTGGGCCTCGCCGGCTTGGAGACGCGCGCGCGGCCCGGGGAGTCGATGGGACCGACCACCCCCGCCGCGCGGCCCCCCTCCCCGTCCACCCCCCAAAAAAAATCCTGATTGTTCGCCACATTTACAGAACGAGGATATCGCTGCGGCACAGGCTCAAGTGCCACATCGGCGCCAGGCCGCATAGCAGTGATGCGAACTCGTTCAATTAACGAGAACCCGCGCCGATGCTACTCTCACAGAGGCCCGTGAGGAGTGACGCCCTCTTAACCGTATGTCGTTAACCGGCGGGTCTTGGGACAAAGAAAAAGGCCCGCGCGGATTGAGGCGCGGGCTAGTGGTCCACTAAGCAAACCCAAGAAGGTAGGCTCAACATGGAAAGAGAGACAGTGATCCGTGACGTGCGTCAAGAGTGGACGACGGAGGCGGAGGAGCGCTTGACCGAGCTGTGGGAGGCCGGCAAGGCCACTAAGGATGAGATCGCGGCCGAGCTTGGCTACTCGGCTAAATCGATCGAGAGCAAGGCCCGACGGCTTGGGATCGTTCGGCCAGGCCCGGCGACTTGGGCGAACGGCAAAGAGGACCGTCTAAAAACACTGTGGCATGAAGGCTACACCGCGGACGAGATCGCCAAACAACTCGGTGTAAAACGCGGTTCGATCTGCGGCAAAGTGAGGCGGATGGGGCTGCCGATGCGACGGCGCGGGGAGATCACGCGGGGTAGCCGCAACCCGAATTGGAAGGGCGGAAAGCCGAGCAAAAAGGCCGCTGTAGCCTCAAATGCGGAAGTGGTCCCGAAGGTACGGCGCAAGCTTCCGGGGCGTCTGTGCTGGCTTATGGGGCATCGCGTCGCACAATCCTAAGAGCTTGACAGAAATGTGAAAGGCCCGGAGCTTTGGGTTCCTCCGGGCCTTCCAACGCGCATCCGTCAACCGTCTGCCAACTCGCTTTGGAGGGGACCAAAGCTTAAACACAAAAGGGGGGTAACCCTTCATGCTTAAAACAAAGACGACACAATCTAGCTCCGATGTCAACCCGTATAGCGTCCCGCTGCGTAACGAGCTTACGCCGACTCCTCCTCACCTGAGGCTTGATCGAGCGAAGCTTGATGCCGCTCTTGCACTCCGTCGGGAAGGCGGAATTTCGGGCGCTTATCCAGCAATTCCGCCAGGTGTGGCGATATGCTCAACCCCCGCCACTCCGGATCGTCCAGAGACGGGTTCTCACGAGGCTGCGGAAGATCGCGCACCCACGCAGGTATCGGCCGAGACTCAGGGTCTAGGGGAAACGTGGCAGGACCGGGAGCGTCGCCAGCTACGTGCTTTGAATGATCGAGAGGTAGAAGCGTTTCTGGAGGAGGTTTCGGCGCGTTGTGAGCAAAACTCGCCAAGACCTCCGAAAGACTACGAAGTTCCCGCTTGGAGCGGCGCGCCTGGTCAATCTCCTCGTCGAAAGGTTTCGAGTGGTCAAGTAAAGTCCGCATTGGGGAGAACCCTCCGTAAGGCGAAAGCGGCTGCCAGACACGGCGTGTCGCAGCTTAAGCGTATGATCGGCGGTCACCAGGGCTTGCCGCCAGAGCTGAGAAGGCGACTGACACAAGGCAAGCAAGCTGTTACAATGGTGATCCTA